GTTGTAGTCGCTAGACTTAACTTCAGTAGTCGCTAACAAGTTAGAAACCTGTTGTGAGCCTAGTACAAAGAAACGCTCTTCGTCTGGATCAACATCGTTGCCATCAAGAATCTCTTTAGCAGAAATCAATTTAGCAAGAGTTAAGCCAGCAGAGCCGTGCGCGATCTTTTGACCAGCAGGCAAAGCTACGTTAGACCCGTCACCATCGACAGCGTTACCAGTGGCAGCAGCAATGATTAAATCATCAAATGCGCGAGCCATTGAGTTAGCACCGCTGCGAGCATAATGGCTTTCAGGGGTGATCAACATACGGACTTTGTCTTCGTCATCGATCATGTCTGCCCAGTGGTAGTCGGTCATTGTTGCGACCCTACGGCTGTGCGGAACTTCCAACACTGGAGTGTTAGTGTGACGGCTTGACTTGACGACAGCAGCGACTGTGCCCAAGCGTTCAAAGTTAAACTTCTCGCCTGTGACTGACTGCTCGTTTACTGATGCGCGTAGGCGTGAACCTTTCTGTTGCGCTAAGTGAATTAAATTATCTTGGAACTGTTGTACAAACGCTTTTGCAATAGTATTAGCCATGTGAGTTATCTCCGAATTGGCAAATTGAAATTGGCGTTTTGAGCTACCCTTGCGGACTCTTAACTGGCAATATCGTTTGCTTTAACGAGATATGAGAAACGGCTCATCTAACCCACAGGACTAAGGATTAGCTACCCTGTTGATTAGATGATGATTGTTTCCTACACGGTTATTAGGACTAATCTAGTTCTGGATATGCCTGCGAGTAGAGGCGTTCCATTTTTTCGACTTCTGCCCTATGTTGTGGGTGGTTTGCTACATTGTATGGATGCTCAGTGTTTCGTCTAACCTCACCGATACGGTCCATTGCTTCACTAGGGGATAGTGTAAAACGTGACCCTGAGTCAATGCCTGCTGACTGCTCCTCAGTAAGGGTTGCACCAATGCCAGCCATTAGTCGGATCATGCCAGCGTTGTTGGCTAGACCACTGTCTAATAGGAACTGCTGGGTTTCGGCATCAGCATAAGCAAGCACAGCATTCTTAGCCTGGGATAGCTTGGCATCATAGGCATGGCCCCACTCTTTTTTAAGTAGGTCATTAGCCTCTTGCATCTGGGCATCGCTGTTTTCATTGTCTTGCTCTGTTTGACTCTGAGTATTCTCATGCCAGGCTTTAACCTGAGCAGTCGATAAGCCATTGTCATGTGCCCACTCTAGAAAATCGGGGTCAGCACCCTCGACTTTGTACCCATCCTTAGTATCTGGACGACCAAGACGCGCATACATGGCATTACGAGCTTCATCTTCATCGCTTGAGAGGTTTAATAGGGTAGGAACTTTATCTGTTAGCTTGGCATTAAAGGCTGACCAATCGTCAGTGCTTGCATCCTCACCTGGTATGCGGATTGAACCGCCAGCATATTGCTGTGCATCTAAATAACTTTTAGCCAAAGTGTTAAGGTCTGGTATTTGTGATAGTGACTCATTGCCACGGTACTCATCGGACAGGCCAGAGTGCCAAGACTCCGTTGACTCAACCGATTCTGTTGCTGCTTCTTCACTCATTTGTCTTCTCCACTATATTCGTGATTTCTAGATAAATAGAACGCTGACCTTCACGATAAGCCGATTCATATGGGCACTTGGTAAACGAGATTCGATCACCGTATGCCATCTTCATATTGGCAAGCATTCGCTCACCTGTTTTACTGTCAAACAATACTTTTACGTCTTTTTCAAACTGGTCCATTAACCATGTTCTCCAAATTGGCTGCTTGGGTTGCGCCCTCTAACTGCTGTTGACCCATATCCATCTCAGCCTGTTGTTGTTGCTGTTGCTGTCGTGATTGACGCATATCAGCCACTTGCTCATCACCTCGTAAGATGTCAGCAGGCGCACCTAATCGATCTGATATGGTGCGTCCTGCCTTGTCTACATCGACAATATCCAATACCTCTGGGTTAACCTGGGCTAGTTGCATAATCCCGTCTACTGCGCGTTGAATAGATGTCACTTCATCCATCTTCTGGGACCGTGCTAGTGGACCTACATACTCTATATCTAGATCACCTCCTGCGTCTTGCAGCACCTGGGGCATTTGTGGCAGCGCATTGCCACGCAGCATCGAATAAAAAGCTCGCTCAACAATTGGGTTAAGAAACTCTGACTGTAGGCGACCAAGAGTAGGACCAAGTAATCGCTGCATTAATTCATAGCGAACTTGGACCTCGGTTGCTGTCATTTGTGGACCTTCGTTTAACTCTAACTGATCACTAAAGAAGATACGCCTGACTGATCCACGCACATCACCCAACATAAGCTGGTCTGCTGACCAATTAGTTTGATTGGAAATTGGTGCTAGGCCATTCATGTCACGAACATAAGTCACCGAACTAGGGCGCATATCAATCTTGCCAAGGATGCCGTTTTGCATTGCCATCAATGGAGGATCTATGGACTTCTCCCATGCCTTCATAGCAAGTTTTCTAGACTCGTTTAAGGTTTTGATGTCTGGTCGAGCTACGCAGCCAGGACCAAAGCCATAGACATCACCTGTCGTCTTGCCCCAGCGAGGGACCATGTAGGGCAACTCGTAGTATCCAGACTCTTTGCATATCTTCTTATCGATAACACTGACGTAATAGCAGGCATATGGGCGCATATTAGGTGGTGCAACCATTGCTGGCTCACCCTTAAGCTCGCGCGGAATAACGGCTTGGATGTACTCAAACTCTTTATCTGGATCAGTCTTTAAAGCTTTCATTGACTTCTCACCACAGTCATCACCAAACTTCTGATGGGCTTGACGAGCAGTCAACTTAAGCTTGCGGAACACAGTATCAATACGACCCTCTTCACTTTCGGAAATGACCACCTCTGCCAGGTGACACGCTCTAAAGTTAAAGCCATCAAACTGAGCGTCTTTAGTCTTAACGTCAAACTGTAAACACGATGTGCCAAATCCAGCTAGGTCTTGGTACGCTTCAGCTACCTCAGTTGAGAAGTTAGACTTTCCGAACTCTTGGAAAATGCCTTTACTGCACTTTTCTAGCCAATCTTTAGCGTCTTTGTTTTCATTTAACTCATCCTCACGGAACCTTAAGCCGAACCATTTAGTTGATGGGCTTGTCAGCGACCCGTGTAGCGATGCTGATAGTATTTGTAGGGCATGGATCGCTGTCGAGTCATAGACCTCTGCTGCCCGTTTAGTGCCCCTGGTAGTGGTTGAGATAAAGTCAATCTTGCCTGGCATAAGGTAAGTTGCTAGTTCCTCCCACATCTGATCCCAGTTAACACGATCAGACTTTAGGCGGTCGTATCGCTTGATAATAGACTCAGGAGTTACATTCTGCTCAACGGCAGTGCCACCTTCTTTTTCATACATCAGCTAATACTCATTAGGTTGGTGCGCTTAGTGTCAGCTTCGCCAATTAACCCAGCGAACCTGGTGTTGGTTCTATTCATACGCATTAGCCGCAGCCTGCGCTGATATAAAGCTTTTAATTTGACAGGGTCAGTCTCATTCTTGATCTGATTGTCAATGTCTTTCATTTCTGCAACAGGGTCTGGACCAGCTTCAACGCGATCATTAGAAGCACTAAGCTTTGCTGACTCAGTCTTCTGAGTATCACCTTGGCCTGTCTTCACATAGGTATTAACCCCATTAACAGATGACTTAGTAACATCATCTCCAACACGGAAACCTAGAATGGTAGGTGATGTTGTTTCCTTAGAGGTCAATATGTTTTTGCCAGTACCAATGTCATATGATGAGTTCGTTAGCATTGTCTCTCCAAAGAGACCTTTCTTCATATTCTCAACTGTTGGCTTAATGCCAGAGTCTTTTAAGTAAAGCTCAATTTGCTTTGCCACACTCTGGTCTTGCTCGGTAATTGCTCGGTCACCTGAATAGATTTTCTTGCTACCCAATGCCTTTTGCTCTGCTGCCATATCTGCTTGAGATGTTTTGCCATCAAGCTTGGCTTTCCAATACGCTTGGTTGTAGCTCACCTCGTCATTACGATACTTGTCACTAACAGTCGGCATGATAGAGTCTTTACTAGACACTGCTTTTTTGTCATAGCTTGACTCATCAAAGCCTGGGCGATCCTCTGCTGGAGTATTTTGATACTCTTTAAGCATGAACTTAGCTCGCTCAGTAGGGTCAGCAAACTCCTGAAGTCCAGTAGCTTTAGGCTCAGTATTAGCTACAGGTGCTGCTGCTTTAGGTGCTGCTGGTTTTACAGATAGCAACGATGTTCCAGAAGATCCAGCAAATCCAGACTCATTGACCCCATAACCATCATTTTCTATACCCATTACTGTCTTGATTTTATTTGTAGCCAAACCATCTCTGAGAGTGCCGCTTGGCCTTTCTTCTTTAGGCTGAGTGATCTTAGCTGTCGCTACTGGCGTAGTCTTTGCTGTAGACTTAATAGGAGTCGCAGGCCGAACAGGTTTATTCACCTCACTAGGCAAGTTGGCTCGCTGGTTGCCATTGCCGCCATAGTTTATTTTTGGAGCTTTAACTTTAGCTTTAACTTTAGGTGCTGTTTTTTGGCCTTGCTCGTTAGGGCTTGCATAAACTTTTGCTTTAGGCGTAGCTTTTTTCTTCTTTGCTGGCT